GGGCGGCGGGGGCGGCGGCGGAGCCGCTTCTTCCGGCGCACCGAAGTTGTACGTCACGCCACCGAGCAGGCTGTGCGAGCGGAAGCGGCCATCGTACTGGCTGCCACGCGCATCATACAGCTTGACGTTGTCGGCGTTGAAGAAGCGATACTTCAGCGAGACGTCGATGTTGTCGGTCAGCGGCGCACGGATGCCGGCCAGCGCCTGCCAGGCGAAGACGGTGTCCGAGTCGTCGAGCAGACGGTAGTTGTTCGTCGGGTCGATACGCGCCTGAACGCGCGCGACACCGGCACCACCGCCGACGAAGCCCTGCAGGCCGTCGTCCGGCCCGAAGTCGAGCAGGCCGTTGACCATGAAGCTCAGCGCCGAGGTACGGCCGCCGACATTGTTGAACGTGCCCGGGTTCGCCTGGGCCGTCGCGCTGATCGGCAGACCGGCGGTCGTGCGGAACGCGTCGAGCGACGCACGGCGATAGCCGACCTCGGTCTCGAGGCGGAACGCGCCGAAGTCGTAACCGACGACGCCATCGACATCCCAACCGTAATCGTGGTCGGCGGTGCCGGTGCCGGTACGGCTGGTCGCGGTGCCGGTGATATCCCAGTCGATATCCTCGACGATCATCGCACCGCCTTCAACGCCTACATACCACGCCTTGTCGCGCGCAAGCGCCGGCGTTGCGAGGGCGGTGGAGGCAAGCGCCATGATCATGGCAAGCTTACGCATCATAATCCCCTTTCCATGGTGTCACTACGGACAGCGCAAACTCACTATCGAAAGGATGGTTTCCGGACAAGCTGACAAATACCGGCCGGTGTGGCGCGAAAGTCACAGCCGCAATGGTTCGAAAACGGCCTTCAGATTGCAATAAGCCCATGATCTCGCAAGGTATTCAAGATGGTTGCAACGCACGAACGAATTTCACTGTCGACCGTCGAGCCACCGGTCGGCATCACGATCGCCGCGCCGCGCGGGCCGATCACCTGCTGCCCGTCCACCAGCACCCGGGCGGCCCGCACCTCGCCGCGTCGCCACGTCGTACCGTCGAACACGGCTTCCTGTCCCGTCGTCCCATGCCACGCGCGAAACCCGGCGCGGGGGGCGATGAAGCGCCAGCCGCCGGGGGTCCAGCCGGCGATGGCACCGGCATGGTCCGCCCAGTCGCCGCTCGGCGCGGTACCGACGATCCAGCACGCGCCCGGCGCCGGCGCGGCCGGCGGCGCGTTGCGCCCCACCTCCTCGACGGTCGCCTGCACCGCGATGTCCAGCAGCGCGAGCGCCTCGTTGTGCCACGTTTCCTTCTGGGCCTGCCCCGCCGCCAGCAGCGGCAGTGCCAGCCGCGCCGTATCCTCGTCGGTCATCGTCCATCTCCCTCGCTGATCATGATCTCGACCGCTGGGGACATCGCCAGCATCCCCTGCTGCCGCACCGTGGCCCGTCTCGTACCGGCGGGCAGCGTCACGACCGGTGCGTCGCTCATCAGCGGTCGAGCCTCCGCGCCGTCGCCGATCGTCACCGCATAGGCCTCGCGCTCCTCGCCCAGCGGTACCTCGAGCCCGTCGTCCCATCGCCACCCCAGCCGGCTGCGGCGGACCCAGCGCAGCGTCGTGCCGGTCGCCGTTCGCGTCGCGCGCAAGCGCACCGGCGCGGGCGGCGCGATGGACGCGCCGGTCAACAGTACCTGCGTCGCCGCCGGCTGCGCGTCGCCGCTTCCACTTGCCAGCAGCCGGATCGTCTCGCCGACCCGCGCGCGCGGCAAGACCAGCATCGCCATCGCCTCGGCCTCGACCAGCACGAAGGCGGCACCGGTCGCATGGGCCCGCGCCGCCGTTCCGCGCCGCCCGCGCAACAACGTCGTCAGCCGCCAGCGCCCCGGCCCCAGTCGCACCGCGTCCCGGAACTGCAGCAGCTCGCCGCCGACGAACGCCAGATTGCCACCGCGATCCAGTGCCGTGTCGTCGATCGACAGCAGCACCATGTCGTCGTGCGCCAGCAGCACGTCGACCGCCGTCATCCGATCGACAAGCCGTTCGCTGCCGTCACCCGCCGGCGCCGCCAGCGATCCCAGCACCGCCGGCGCGGCCGCGGCGCCCGCCGCCTCCCAGCTCGCCCCGCCGTCGTCACTCGTCAGCAGCGCCGCTCCGCGCCAGCCGGGACGGTCGCCGCTTGCGAACACCGCGATCCGCACCGTCTCGACGCGTACGTCGTCGAGCGGGGGCAGCTCGGCCGCGACCAGAACCGTGCCCGCCGCCAGCCGGTCGGGCGCCGCCCGCACCTGCCCGGCGTCGGCGGGCAGCGCGACCGGCGCGGGCGTCACCGGCAGCATGTCCAGCGTCACGCCACGCCCCTCGACCGTCACCCGCGTCGCGCGCCACGTGCCGGCGCCGCCCGGCATGGACAGCGCATCGCCGGGCGCGATGCCGATCGCGGTCGCGTCCAGCGTGACGCGCCGCGTCACCCGCGCCTGTTCCGCGCGCCGGATCGTCGCCTGCGCCACGCCGCGCGCCTGGGTCGCGTCCAGCGCGGCCGGAACATCGATCGTGACATCGCGCCACCCCGCTCCAGCGGGCCGCTGCGCCTGCTGCACCCCGATCTGATAGTCGCGCGCCGGATCGTAACACGACAGGCCAAGCTGGCGCGGCACCGTCTCGATCGGCCGGCGCAGCTCGGTCACCGCCACGTCGTCGTCCAGCGCCAGGGCCGCGCCGGCGGCATCCACCATGCGCAGCGCGTCGCCCGACGGCACCCACCACGCCCCCACGACGGTCGCCAGCGTCTCCAGCGCGCCCGCCACACTGTCGCCGGATGCCGCATAGCCATGCAACGCCGTCGCCGGCCCCGCGCCGACGATCGCCCCCGCCCCCAGTTCGCGCGCCACCGCCCCGATCGCGGGGGGCGCGCCGTCGCCGATCACCTCGAAGGTCAGCGCCGGGATGCGGTTGCCGAAATCGGCGAGCGGCAGATTCTCGAACACGGCATAGGCCAGCCCGCGATGTGCCGGCGCATGTCCCTCGATCGACGCGATCAGCGGGTCGGACACCTGCCGCTCGTCACCCCGGTACAGCCGGAACAGGGCCGGCGTCTTCCAGTCGCCGGCCGCGCCGCGCAGCAACTTGCCCTCGGCCCAGATCCGCCCGACCCCGACGATCGGCCGCGCCGACAGCGCGACCGCGAACGACGCGGCATATTGGTATCCGGTCACACTCGGCCGCCCCTTGCCGCCCCGCGCGGTGCTGCGCGTCTCGATCAGCTCGGTCGCCCAGATCACGCAGCCCGCGACGCGCATCGTCCCGAACACCTTCGGGATCTGAGCGCCATAGGAGGAAGTCTGGATCTTCAGATCCGACAGGCGCGGTCCCTGCCGCCCCTTGGGCGCGAACAGCACCTCGCGGTCGATCGCCTGTCCCACGGCCGCGCCCACGGCGGCGCCGACCGGCCCGCCGATCGCGCCGCCGACCACGGTCAGCACCAATGTCGCCATGTCAGTCTCCTTGCGGCGTCCAGCGCCACGCCCCCTCGATCGGCCACGGCACCGCGCCGGGCCGCGCCACCACGCGCCGCGCCTGCGCATCGGCGTGGATGATTCCGTCGGTGCTGCGGATCGCCAGATGCAGTTGCGCGGGCGAGACGCGGCAGAGCAGCACGTCGCCCGCCGCCGTCCCGTCACAGTGCCGCATCGCCGCCGGCACCGCCCCCGCCGGCAACACGCCGCGCGCGGTCGCGTAATCGCGCGGCAGCGCCACCGCCGCTCCCGCGTGGCGCAGCGCGACCGCGACCACGCCGACGCAATCCAGCCCCCAGGCCGGATCGCGCCCCTGCGCCCGGAAGCGCACCCCCACCAGCGCCCGCGCGGCGGCGCACACCCGCTCGCTCGGCGTCACGCGCCCGGATAGCGCGTCAGCAGGTCGATACCTGGCAGATACGGCTCGCCCCGGAAGTTCGCGACATTGCCGAACCGCGCCGCGCAGGTCGCGATCCGCCGGTCGCACCCCTCCACCACCTCCACCAGCGTCCCTGGCGCCACCACGAACGCCGGCGGCGCGCGCAGCGTCAGTACCGCCCCCTCCGACCGTTCGATCGCGCCGCTCAGCCCGGCATTCGCGCCGCCGAACCAGCGCAACACGCCCTCGGCATAGCCATTGGCGGCCGGCTCGCCGCGATCGAGCGTCACCCGTTCGCCCTCGCTTGCCACCACCCGCGCGAACCGCCGCCGCGGCGCCATCGCCACCCGACACCGCGCATCGCCCAGCGTCGCGCGGCACGTGGCGGAGGTCGCCTCGGTCACCGGCCGCTCCAGCCGCACCTGCGGCCCGCGCAGTTCGGCGGTGAACCCGTCCGCGCGCAGTTCGACCTCGCCGATCGTCCCCTCGCCCAGCGGCACCGGCACCGCGTCCGCATCGCTCCAGTCGATCGCGCTCACCATCACGCGCGCGCCGTCCCAGCGCCCGGCCAGCAGGTCGTCGCGCGCGAAGGCCGTGCCGCCCAGCGCCCCGGTCACCTCCATCGTATCGGCGTCCAGCCCCTCGCCGCGCACGATCGCCGAGGGCGTCATCCCCGGCGCCGCGCGATACGTGATCCCCGCGGCCGTCAGGTCGCGGTCGTGATCGGTCAGGGCCGCCATCACGCCATCGCGCCGCTCCACCCGCCAGCACAGCGCCTGCGCCACCAGCCGGTCGCTCATGCCTCGCGCACTTCGATCAGCGGCACCGACGGGGCATGGCCCGCCAGATGCGTGGCACGCGTCACGCTCAACCGGTCCTCGGCGAAGCGCACCGGCACGTCGAAGACGAACGAGGCAAGGACCGGAACCCCCGCCGCCGGGGCCGCATCCAACGTCACCATCCCGCCCGACGCCAGCGTGAAGGCCTGCGTCGCGACGCCGCCTACCGACACGCGCACGCTGCCCGCCACCGGCCGCGTGATCCGCCGCACCGCGTCGCCGTAGCGGCGAACCAGCGCGAAGCCGCGCGTCGCGCCGTCGCCGGTCCCGATCGGCTCGTCGGTCGCGGTCCAGTCGAACGGATCGCGCAGCCGGAACGCGCGCGCCGGCCCCTGCCGCGCGCGGAAGAACGCCAGCAACGCCGCGACATCCGCCTCGCTGCGCACCCCCGGACCCACGTCGTAGCGGGTGCGCGCCTCCGCCCAGCCGACGCGGCGCGTCTCGCGCCCGCCCGCGCTGGTCGTCACGCCCGTGGAGAAGGTCGGCGTCACCTCCGCCTCGCGCCCCAGCGCCAGCGGGAACATCACGTCGTCGAACGCCTGCACCTCATCCTCCTCCCGCCAGTAGATCACGCCGTCGCGCAGCACCTGCGGCAGCGCCCAGAGATAGACATGCGGCACGCCCCGAGCCTGCGCCGCCCCCGCCGCCGCGACGATCGCGCGCCACTGCGCCGCATCCGCGCCGCGCAGCACGAAGCCGGCGAGATAGTCCTGCCGCTCCACCGGATAGCCGAGCCGCAGCGTCGCCGCCGCCGCGCCGCGCGCGCTCGCCACCGTGTCGCCGCCGGTGACCCAGTCGTAATCTTCCAGTTGCAGCACATCGAACGCCGGCGCGGCCCAGCCCAGCGGCATGTTCATCCGCTTCGCCTCCGGCGCGCGCGCGTCCAGCACGGTCGGCAGATAGGCGAGCAGATAGGTCGTGCACCCCGGCGCCTGCGCCGTGACCGCCGCCGCCAGCCCCGCCGTCGATGCCGCCAGCGCCGCCCCCGCCCGGTCCAGCGTGGCGCGCTGCGCCGCATCCAGCGTGCCGTGCACGCTCGCGATCGCCACCGGCGCGAACGCCGTCCGGGCGCTGTCGTCATAGATGCAGGGGCGCCCGTCGCCGGGCGTCACCCACCACCACGGCTCGCCGATCTGGAAATGCGGCGCCAGCCCCGCGCCGCTCCCGATCGCCACGAACGCCGCCGCCACCGCGCGCAGGTACGCCATCGCCCCGGCGTTCGTCGGCGACAGCAGCGTGGACGGCGGCACCCAGCCGGTCAGCGCCGCACCGCCATCCGCCGCGCGCTGCTTCCACGCCGCCGGGCAATGCGCGTCGAACAATTCGTAGGACAGCGACCAGATCAGGTCGTATCCCAGCGCCTTCGCCCGCTGCGCAAGGTCGCGATGCCATGCCGCGCAGGCGACGTTCAGCGCCTCGCCCGCCGTCGTCACCATGCCGCCGGAGAGCCGGAAGTAATGGCTCATCCCGACATAGTGGACGATCGCGCCGCGATACCCCAGGTGCAGCGCGTTGCGCAGCAGCCGCGCCGGGGTCAGGTGATAGCTGTCGTCATATCCGCTCGCGATCCGCAGATCGTGCTCGGGCAGCACCGTGTCGCCGATCGCGATCACCGCGCCCGCCCCCTCGCACGCGATCGCGCTCAGCTCGGCCCAGCCCTCGACCGGCTCTGGCAGCGCCCCGCCCGCCTCGTCGTAACCCGGCGCGACCAGCGACACGAACATCCGGTCGACATCGCCCGCCCACACCGGATCGGCCTCGCCGGGCAACAGGAACCCGCCCTGCACGGTCGCGAAATCGATCGCGACCCGCGCGTCGGTCGGCGTGCCGGTCGCGTAATTCCACAGCCGCACATACCAGGCGCGGGGCTGCCCGGCGGCATCGCGGCCCTCGATCGTCAGCACCGGGCCGTGGCGCACGTCCAGCGCCAGCACGCCGGCCGAACGCCATCGGAACGACAGCCGACAGTCGCGATAGTCGCGCGCCGTGTCATAGGCGAGCAGCGGATGATCGTGCGCGTCCGCACTCTCCCAGATCACCCCGGCCAGATCGTCGCGCTGGTAGAACACCGCATCGATCCGCAGCGCGTCGGGCGCGGTCGTCGTCACCGCCGCCATCATCGGGCGCGGAAAATTGACGGTCCAGAACATCGGATCGAAGCGCGTCAGCACCCCTTCGGCGGCATGCGTGCGCGCCGCCAGCAAGCGATATCCCATCACCCCGCCTCCGTCAGCGCGTCGCGCACCGCGCGCGCCACCTGCCGGCTCGACCGCGCCATCGCCTCGGGCGCGCCGCCGCTGCCGGCATTGATCGTGATCGCCACCCGCACCTCGCGCGCGCCACCGGCACCGGGCCCGATGCCGGGCACCGCCACCTGCCCGCTGCTGGTCGGCGAGCGGGGGCCGGAGGTGTTCGTGCCGACCAGCAGCGGGCAGGTGGCGGTGCCCGGCATCGGGCCCGGTGCCGGTGGCGCGCGCGAGGTGCGGGTGGCGATCACGATCAAGCCGGCGGGCGCGGCCGCGCGCCCGCGGCGATGGCGAGGACGCGGCGCCACGGGGGGCGCACGGTCCGCGGCCCGCCGCAGGAGGGGGGGGGGCGGGGGATCGCTGAGCGGGGACGCCACAGCCAGG